ACCCTGAGAGCGAGTGTACCGGGGATAATCCCAATTGAACCTGATGGCAGTAAGCTTGCACGGGCGCATGCGGTTACGGCTTATTGGGAAGCTGGTAATATTTGGCTGCCTCATCCTGATATAAAACCTTGGACTAAACAGCTTGTAAACGAACTGACAGCATTTCCTGCAGCTGCTAATGATGATCAAGTTGATTCGCTTACTCAAGCGTTGCGTCGCTTGTATCCGCTCGTTAATAAGATTAATATATCTCAATCAGTTATAGATAAGGCTATGGGAAAACGATGAGTAAAATACTAGTAATGGGTGATTATAAGTTGTCGTTTATATGCCCCGGTTGTAACGGACGGCATGTTATATCCCATAACGATCCTGAAGGGGGTGCCCCTAACTGGGATTTTAATGGTAATTTTGACAACCCTACTATATCCCCATCTATTTTAGTACGAGGTACTGTATTGACTGATAAAGGTGATGCTGATATCAAAGCATGGTGCGACGCCGGTTATCCCAAGAGAATTGAACCGTTCGAATCAATACCTCGAATTTGCCATTCGTATATTACTGATGGGAATATTCAATTTCTTAGTGATTGCACTCATGAATTAGCTGGTCAGACGGTACCGTTGCAGGAGATTGAGTAAATGAGTAAGAATAAAGCACTAACGATTGCCGCATTCAAAGCTAAGAACGCTCCCGATCCAGTCGACCCGTACAAGTTCCCGATACAACCTCCAGTATTACCACCCAATGTCGTACCTAAAGGTGGCATTGCAATGGATGCAGCCATTGATTATCAATACCTGAATAACGCATATTGCGGAATGGGCTTCCCGGGTTATGCGTATCTTGCCCAACTAGCAACACGTGCAGAATTTATGCGCTTAACTATGTCGTTGAGTAACGAGCTAACTCGCGGAGGTATTGAGTTTACAAGTAAGCAGGACGATGATAATAACAACTCCGCAAAAATTAAAGCAATTGAGGCTGAATGGGCACGTCTGAATGTCATGTCGGTAATGAGTCAGACTGCAATTAACGAATCTTATTTCGGACGTGGGCAGATTTACATCGATATCGATGGGGCCAAACCTGAAAAGCCCTTGATACTTAGCAAAAATACAATAAAGATCGGGAGTTTAAATCGTATTGGGTCTATTGAGCCTATTTGGACTACACCCAGTATGTACAATGCGAACGATCCCACGGCTGCGAATTTCTACCAGCCTACTGAATGGTATTCGATGGGTAAGAAGATTCACGCAAGCCGCCTGCTTACTGTGATTACTAGACCGCTCCCGGATATTCTAAAACCTGCGTTTAATTTTAGCGGGATGAGTCTCTCACAGATGGCAGAGCCCTATGTTGACAACTGGCTACGTACCCGTCAAAGTGTTTCTGATTTAATCAATCAGTTCAGTATTACAGTTCTCGCTACATCAATGGGGGATATCCTCGAAAGCGCGGAAAGCGACGATCCAGATAGCGGTAATAATTTGTTGGCTCGTGCTGATTTGTTCACAGCCATGCGTAGTAACAAGGGTTTGATGCTACTTGATAAAGAGCGAGAAGAATTAATGCAGATCAATACTCCATTGAGTGGGTTAGATGCTTTGCAGGCGCAAGCGCAAGAACAAATGTGTAGTGTATCGCGCATACCGGCTATAGTATTCACAGGTATTAGCCCTGGGGGATTGAATGCAAATAGCGATGGTGAATTGAAGGTTTTTTATGATTGGATCAAATCTCAGCAAGATGCGTATTGGCGCGAACCTCTTGAAACTATTTTGAAACTCATACAGCTGTCATTGTTCGGTGAGATAGATGATGATATAGGGTTGAATTTCGTACCGTTGCAGCAAATGACACCATCTGAGAAAGCAGATATCCGGTTTAAAGATATGCAGACCGATACTGGTTATATAAACGCAGGAGTTCTTGCAGGGCAAGAGGCGCGTGAGAAATTAGCGAATGACCCAGAGAGCGGGTACGACGCAATTGATACTGATATGGAGATTGTACCTCCGAATCCAGATCCTTATGGGGAAGCTGGCAATCAAGATCTATTTGCCAAAGATAGCGATTTTGAAGAGAGTGAACACCCTCGTGATAAAGATGGTAAGTTTGGTTCTGGTTCTGGTTCTGGGGATAAACCTAAACATTCACCGGAACAGATTGTGAAATGGGAGAGTGATCCCACTGTCATGGAATTATATCATGGGGGTGATGAACCGATTGATGTTTTGGATAGGAGAGGTCCCTATCGTAGTGTTTTTTCTTCTTCGGATAAATCGGCTGCAAACTCTCATGGTGATGTCATTACTAAATTTTTTATTCCCAAGGATAAAATAATTACAGGGCAACTTGATTCCGATAAAGGGTACGATGCTACTGCGGATGCTTTAAAGAGTGCTCTGGTAGATCATCCATTGGCTGAACGTAGCCTTGATTTTGATGAAATATACGACATTGTGGTGTATGAAGATGAGACGGTTATCGGGGAAAAGGAGTTGCATGAAGACTACGATTTAATGCCTGAATTACAGGCGTTAAGGGCTGATGTAGCCGGTATTCTTGGTTATTATGCCGTTGGCAGTCGGGATGAGCATGGGCAGTCGTATCAGATATTAAACAGTTTAAATGTAAGTGATAATCCAATTGCCAAAAATTCTTAAACCGGTTCACGCAAACCTTGGGGTAGAAGCAGCATACCGTAAGAAATTGAAGAATCTTATTGGTATGCTTGCCAATAGTGTCGAATATTGGCTTACGGCTGCTTATCGGAAGAATCCTCCCAAACTTGCGACAGATGCTTCTAGCTTCGATGATATGCGTAAAATGTTTGAGGAATTAGGCGCAAGGTGGATCAAAAACTTTGAAAAGAGCGCTCCCGATATAGCGGAAGCTTTTATCCGTAGCCAATTCGACGCAAGCGATAATAGCTTCAAGCAAGCTTTGAAAGACGGAGGCTGGATCGTACCGTTTAAAATGACAGAACGTGTGCGAACTGCCTTTCAAGCGTCCCTTGCTGAGAATGTGGGATTGATCAAGTCGATACCTGTGCAATATTTGCAACAAGTCGAAGGTATTGTGATGCGCTCGTACAGTAACGGGCGTGACTTACAAACGATGGTTGCTGAGATTAAAGAGTTGTATCCTGCCGCAGCTAACCGGGCGGTTTTGATAGCGCGGGATCAATCGAACAAAGCGAATGCGGTGGTCAATCGGGCAAGACAACTGGATTTAGGAATTACTCGTGCAAAGTGGATGCACAGCCATGGTGGGAAAGAGCCGCGCAAAGATCACTTGGCAGCGGATGGAAAAGAGTATAACATCGCGAAAGGTTGTCTTATATCGGGAGACTATATACAGCCTGGTGAAATGATAAATTGTCGCTGTACTAGCAGGCCAATCTTACCGATATGAATATTTTGAAACTTGCCTTAGATAAAAGCGCTCGCCGAATTGATGCTGATGGGCGTTTACACATTGATATGTCACATATATCTAAGGCGAATATCTGTCCCTATTACGGTTCTGAAATCCCCGGTTATGTAGAGCTAGGTTTAGATGCTGGCAAAGTTTATCGTCTTTTGCGCGATCCTGTAGAGTTAGAGCGCGCTGCTCATACATTTGAACGTTTGCCTATTTTAAGCGAACACGTCCCGATCACTGTGGATATAATGGCCGAGGATGAGAATCTTAAAAAACTCATAGTTGGTTCGATTGGTTCCGATGTTTCATTCAAATTCCCCTATCTCAATGCTGACTTGTGTATTTGGGATAAAGATTCGATTGCCGGTATTGATACTGAGCAAATTAAAGAATTATCTTGCGCTTATCGATATGTACTTGTCATGGAGCCTGGAACTTTTGAGGGTCAAGCCTATGACGGGCGCATGACCGAATTGCAAGGTAATCACTTAGCGCTTGTAGAGGTCGGCAGGGCGGGAAGTGATGTGGTTGTTGCCGACAAAAACCCTTTTACATTTAAGGAATCCGCTATGAAAATGACAAAATTTGGCAAAGCCATTTTTGCGGCATTATGCGCGGCGTCTCCGGTGCTTGCAGCGGATTCCGCTGTACCGGCATTGTTGATGTCAGCCACCCGCAAGAATATAAACTTGCCCGAAGTGAAAGCTAAACTTCTCGCTTTGGATGCGAATCTTGATCCTGAAAAACTAGGCGATATGCTCGATACAATGGTTGATGCTCAGGATGACCCGAAGCCTACTGTAATCCCTCCTGCAAACGAGCCGAACTCCTCGCCTTTAGATAGTGCTAAAGCATTGCTAACAGGTAAGGTTGATGATGACACGCTCGCTAAGGTTCTTGCGTTATTCACTCCCCCAGTAGCTTCGGACGAGGATAAGGACGAAGATGACAAGATGACCAAGGAAGAGGTCAAGGGTGCGATGGACAGCTTGCGTAAAGAATTGCTCGCAGCAGAACAAGCACGCCGGGAAGTTGAACCTCTTGTGGGTTTGGTGATCGGTCTGGATTCCGCAGCCGCCGTTTATGCTTTTGCGCTCGATCATCTGAAGGTTGAGCATAAAGACATTACGGACGTAAACGCATTGCGTGCTATTTACAAAGTAGCATCCTCGAACAAGCTTCCTGACACTATCAAGCCGATAGTCGCTTCGGATTCGGCGGATGTTCTTGCAATGTTTCCAGCTTTATCACGTTTCAAAAGGGGTTAATCATGACGTTTCAAACTTCTGTTAAGTTACAGCCAGCACCTGCGGTAGAGGGGGATTTCGCTTCAACGAATCCTCGTTCATGCGTGCTTGCGGGTGAGTCTCAAATTGTCGCGGGTGTTGGTGGGGTTACTGTAGGTAAGTTTGCTTGGTTAGATGCTGCTGGCAATAAGGCTTATAGCTATGGGAAAATTGGCCAAGCCCCGAATGGATTTGTTGCCCGTACCAATCAAGCTTTAATTACCACATATCTAGCTGAAGCTGGTGTAGTGATACCGGCCGGATTCCCTGTGACTATGTTCAATGCTGGTGATTTTTGGGCTAAGGTGACCGGCGCAACTGGTGCGACAATCGGAGCGGCTGTGTATGCAACCTATGCCGACGGTTCGATCACAATTGGTGCAGCTGCTACAGGTGCTGTAGTTACGGGTTTGATTGGTACTACAATGACTGCGGCTATAGGCTGTACTTGTACGGCTACAGCCTCCGGTACTGCCCTGACCACATCCTCCCAAACCGGCTATTTAAGTGTTGGTGATACGATTAGCGGTACGGGTATTCCAGCAGGTACTACGATTGTTGCTCAAGTATCAGGCACGGCAGGTGCTGCGGGTGTGTACACTACTAGCGTAGCCACAACAGCATCCGCTGCGACAGTAACCTCCTTTGGCACAACGATCAACGTAACTGCGATTACTGGTTATTTAAGTGTAGGTGATACGTTGTCAACAGGTGGTGTTGTTAC